CGAAAGCGTTTGAGAAATCCGAAGATCCAAAGTATGTTGAAGAGAACAACATTCCAGTGGATTACCTCTACTACTTTGAGAACAAGTTCCTCAATCCCGTGTGTGATCTTCTCGAACCTCTATTCGAAAACCCTAAACAAGAGATCTTTGGTGAGATTATCGAACAACATAAACCGAAAAAGAAGAAGGTCGGTCCAGCTCTCAGTACCATGAAGAAGGATCAACTCATGGAAGAGTGTAGGAAGATGGGTCTCGACGACACAGGGAAAGTGGCTGACCTCAGAGAGAGGATTAAAGGAGCTCGATCGAATTCGATCGAAGACCTATTTAAAAAATACACACAAGATAGTGTTAAGGAATGAGTCTACATGAAAAAATCGCTGAACTTATTGACGAGGAGGTAGATCAACGTCTCGTCGGGATGATGAATGAGTATGTAGAAATCATCTCGAAGAAACATGGAATTTCCATGGATCTTCTCCTCAAAGATATCCCGAAGACCTTCTCTGGTACGATCTGTAAGGGAACGAAGAGAAATGACGGTAAGCGTTGCACCTTCAGGGCTACCGATAATGGCTATTGTAGACATCACTCAATGCAGGCGAATCGTCTGACACATTCTTCACTCATACGATCGAATAGTCACACACATGGACCGGAGCGAGGATTTGTTGAAAACTGTCCAGGATGTCAACTTTCAAAAGAGCTTATAGATTTGGGGACTATGATTGGTAATGAGTAAAACTGGTATCCTACTAACATCAATAAACAATTTCTACAATGAAGAGGAAAACAGAACTAAATTGATGAACATTCTTGACAAGTCAAATGGCATTTCTCTACGAAATCTAGAATGGTTCATCACAAACTACGCGAAAAAGAACCATACATCTTACACGACCAAGGATGGAAAGTTGTTCACTGTCCATTGTGCATACAAGTCGAGTTTGGATGGATATAGCAAAAAACTCTTCGATCCCTTTTGTCGATCGGAAAAATTTGCATATACAGTTCCTGGAACATCTCATGAAATTCATACAACTTTGGCACAGTTGAATTTCATCAAATGGTGCATCAAGAACAATATCATCGATTATATCGCGAAGAACAAGTCTTCACTGTTTAGTAAGCCCGTGACATGAAACCGCGATCAAATATGAACGTCTCATATCCAGTGTAGTACATGTGTAAAGAGTAAGTTTTAGCCGAGACATCCACTTCTGTTGTATCTAGTTTCACCTCAATCAATGTTTTATCCGACTTTATCTGACTAAAATCCAAGTTCCCCGATGGTTCCACGTTGATCGGATTCATCGAGAAACTATACGTATAGATATTTCGGTACGGCCTCGCTAGACGATTTCTGAATGGGATGAGATACTTGTAATAATTGTGGTTTGTATTCGTGACGTTAGGTAATCTGTTACCGTTGATGTAAAAACTGGCAGACTCCATGATGGGGTCGAAAAATGTTTGTACTTCATCGAAGCTCACGTTTGAAGAAAAGTTGAATCTGTTTTGGTATAATCTCTTCTCGTTTTCATCTGTCGCACCCACTGCATCACCTTCGACTTCAAAGTCTGTGTTTCTGAGAAACCAGTGAATACATTTCACTGGAATATCTGGTACCAAGTTATTCTGAATAATATCAAGACCGAGTTCGCTGACTGTTGTTGGATGTTTTTTCACAACATCTGTGATGAAGGTTTGTCTCTCACTCGCGAGGTATTTTCGCTCCTCGGGACTAACCGAAATTTCTTCGGTGATGAGATTGAATGATTGAATACTCAAGGTGTCCGTGGTATTGGTGAAAAATGTCTGTGCATGAAATTCCAACTCAAATTCAATCTTTTGTCTGTATATCGCACACACGGGAAAATATGGGCGATTGGGTTTGTTCGATGAATATTCATCACTCGCATATTTCCTCGAAAAGAAGAAGTGAAGTGGAATGACCAAATTCGAACTATACCTCGCATAATCTTCATACTGACTGGAATCATCATAGCCTAAATTTCTATTGACAAGAAATCTATTCGCAACTTTCTCGGATATTTCTAGATACAGTTCGTCGTAGATAATTCCCCAATCATCGTGGATCTTCTCAACTTCTAGGTCGTCCACGTACATCGTGACACTCTTGAGAATGTGTCGCCCCAATTGATCTGCATAGTTACCATCCGTTATTCCAGGCATCGTGATGCTCAGATACATGTTACTCAAGAGATCACCCATATTTGTAGGATTAAATTGAACTTTGACTGTTTGTGCGAATGGCCAACCAGGTATGGTACCATTGTTCACGACATTATGGGCGCGATGATACTTTCTAAACTCTGAATGTCTCTTTGTGTTGTAATTAAAGAATGAATCTTCTGGGTCTTTGGAAAGGAGGTGCGTATCCTGCTTTCCAATAGCTTTGAGGGAAATTTTAGCAGCCTCACCCATATCTACTTACTACTCACATATTTTTAATATCCGTTTTCCACATCGTCACATGGCTCGTCTTAATCATTCGCTCCAACTCCACATTCGCCTGTCTCGCCTCATCCATGAGTGCCTTGACGCGCTCCTCAGTATATTCCACCGTCTTGATGTTGAGTAGGTAGTCCCACGATCCGTCAATCTTAGGGAACATCGTGGACATCTCCTTCTCGAGATCTTGCTTCTTCCTCTTGAACACCACCAACTTTCCTTCGATGACCATAGAGACAAACTTCGACTTGTGACTACACATCTCCGCTCTCTTTTGAAGTACATCGATGAGGTGTGCCTTTCGCTTCTTATAGTGTTCCAGTCTCAATTCCACAAAGTCTTTGAGAATCTCTTCAGGTGTTGTGTACCTGTGAATACCTCGAGTGGGATGGAACAGGTGCATGTTTGTCGTATGGAAAGTCTTCCTCATCTTGAGGTCTTTGACCAGGTCTTTACCACTGTATCCAAAAATCTCAAAGTCCACATCTTCTGTGGTGCTGTTGTTGGTGTAGCTGGTGATCATCTTCTTTTCCACGAGTGTATCCAGATACTCTTTGTAGTCCTGTGTCCAACGCCCAGGTGGAAGTTCAGTGACTTTGAGACGCGATCCAGTGTCTCTCCAAATCCCTTCAGTGATCCACAATCCCCCGTCATCCTTGAATACCTTACCCTTGAAACCCCTGAACCATGGTTTCATCTCCACAGGTTCATCACCTGCAAGCATTTTCTCGATGTTACCCTTGATGTCTTCGGGGTTGAAGGGTGGCACATAGCAACTGAAACCCGTCCCGATACCTTCGGTACCGTTTACAAGAACCATCGGAAGAGTGGGCATATAGAAGTCGGGCTCAATCGAGCGACCATCGTCGTCCAAGTAGTTGAGAATTGCATCATCCTTGGGATCGAAAAGCTTTCGAGCCTCCTTGGTAAGCTTCGTGAAAATGTACCTCGTCTGAGATGCATCCTTGCCACCCATGAGGCGCGTACCAAACTGACCACATGGCTCGAGAAGGTTGATATTGTTGGAACCCGTGTAGTCGTTCGCCAGTTTGACGATCGTTTCCGCCAGAGAAACCTCGCCATGATGGTAGGCACTCTTCTCAGCCACGTATGCAGCCAGCTGTGCCACCTTCATCTCATCTTTGAGGTTCTTCTGAAAGCATGAATACAGAACTTTACGTTGAGAAGGCTTGAGGCCATCAGCCACATGGGCGATCGAACGCTTCAGATCCGCGAGACTGAAGTTGACCAGATCCTTATGCACAAAGTCGGAAATGTCCAATTGTCTCACGTTGCCATATGGAATTTCCAACTGATCTGCATCCTTGGCTGTATTCTCGAGAAGCCAAGACTTTCGAGCATCCGCATTCTTTTTATCAAATGCGAGGACAATGGAGTTATCAGTCATGACATCCATATCGAACTTCACAGTCAGATCTTGGATCTTCTTGAAGTATTCACGAGCTTCAGCTGACGTAGAAGTACCGAGACCCTTGTAGTACTTGATCTTCCACCCAGCTTTACCATCACCATACCAGGTTCGGAATGCAGAGTCAGTGTAGAATGACTTCGTCTCTGAACCCTTCGACGCCTTGATGATCGGAGTAACCATCGAGACCACAAAGTTCATCTTCAAAAGGCTTGGCCAAAAGTAGTGGATCATGTTGAGAATGAGACCCTTGATGTGAGACCCATCGTTATCAGCGTCGGTCATGATCATGAGGCGTCCGTATCGAAGTTCTGAGACATCTTTGTACTCCTTTCCTTGTTGAAGACCCAAAATCTTCTTGAGATCATTGAACTCTTGGTTCGATGTGAGTTGTGCAACTGAAGAGTCTCGAACATTCTTGCACTTGCCGCGGAGTGGAAATACCCCATAATAGTCTCGACCAACCACTGAGAGACCTGCGACCGCTAGGGTCTTCGCCGAGTCGCCCTCTGTCACGATGAGTGTACACTTCCCAGATTGCGCTGTACCAGCTTTGTTCGCGTCATCCAGTTTGGGAATGCCAGTAATCTTGGACTTTCGAGCACCATCGGACTTTTTGAGTTCCTTCATTTCCTTGAACTTCGAGAGTGCTGTGAGTTCGTCAGCGATACCAGTCTTGAGAACATTCTTCACAAAATTCTTCGGAGGTTCGAACTTGGAACCAAAGTCTTGAGCTTTGAGGGTACACTCAGACTTGACCTGACTGGAAAAGGTTGGGTTCTCGAGTGTTGCCTTCACGAAGATAGTGAAAGTGTTCTTGACTTGT